ATGCGCTGTAACAGTCATAGCAAATCTCTAATCTTACAAACCTCACCTTGTGTCCCTCGTTAGCCTTTGCCCAAAGTTTTACTCTAAAATCTCTTTTCCCTAACGCTTTTTTACAAGCGTCGCAATGATGTACTTTCATTCTTCTACCTCACTTTCAAGCCAATGTTTTGTGCAGTCAATACAGCTGTCATTGAATCGCTTTTCCATAGGACAGCCAACATACGGAGTGCCGTACGGGCAACTGAAAAATTCCATACAACTCCGAGCCATTTCGTCAATTGACATCTGTTTGATTTTTTCAAAGTTTGTCATTGTGTTCACACCTCACCTCAACAATTCATCTGTTGTGATGTTAAATAAATCCGCTACAGCTATTATGGTCTCGATATTAGGCTCAAATTTTCCCTGCTCATAGTAAGATATACTTGTTCTGCTCAAATAGAGCTTTTCACCCAACTCATCTTGCGTTAATCCATTTTTAAGTCTTAACGTTTTTAGCTTTTCGGGGAATGCCATTACTCTTCACCGTCCTCGATAGGCTGATTCCAACACTTAACGCAATTATTGTCACAATCATCTTTGTTTATCAATCCTAAGGCATACAGACATACACCTTTGGGTGTTCCGTCATCGTCAAGCAAAGTATTCGGATAATGTTTCAGGAATTCCGTAAGAAATGTCTTTTGCGGATGCTCATCGCTCCACCGCTGAACTATTTGAACAGCCGTTTCACTGTGAAATAATTCTAACTCGGAGCAAACTATTTTTTCGTTATTATTAAATCTGCTCAATGGGCAATCTGTACACCGAATATGGCATACACCGTTCACAACTGATTTTGTCATTCGAGCTTTTTCATGCATATAGTTTTCAGTTTTTGAACAGTCAATCATTTTTCATTCTCCTTTAATTTTTCGGTTATTCTTTTGGTTAAGCCGTTTTCGTTGGTTAGGCATTCTAAGGCTTGGAGGGCATTGATTACGGTTTGCTCGTTGGTTTGGGACTGATACATCTTACGGACGAAGTCGGCGCTTTTCTTTACATTATCCATAATTCTTTGTGAGAGCATACGGTATTCGTCTGCGTTGTCCCTATCACGCTTATACTCCGTTCTGAGCTTGTCCTGCCATTCAAGGCAGATGTTTATGTCCCAGCCTTTATGACGGTTGTTGTAGCCGACCTTTGCAAGCCTTGAAAAGTATTTATATTCGGGCGGAGGAAAGGCTGAGTAATCAAGCTGACCGTCAATTGCTTTATCTTCAAGCTGTTCAAACACCTGTGGATTGTTAAAATCATATTTTTTCATATTACCTCCTGCGGAGGCTTGTGGTGGGTTTGGTGCGATTTTAAAGAACCCTTTCTATATATAATATTAGTTTATTTTTCTTATACGAAAGGTTAGAAAAACCCGTAAACCCTCCTCAAGCTACCACACTAACAATCTTTATAAATTGAAATTCCGTTGAAATAATTGAAATTTCTTCCCTTTACTTTTTCAAATCGTTTGGCAAGCTCGGTGCTGAATTTGGTATTTGACATACAATATTCGTTGTTATCCCCTGCCCAGCTTGTATAGGCGGCATAGAGCGTGCTTGCCTGAACCGAACCCTCTAACACACATCTGTCCTCGATAAAGGCGGAAATGACATCCATTTCACGCTTGTACTCTCTCACGCTTTGAAGAACGGCAGACGGCATTTTCAAACCCTCTCTCTGCCAAAGAATACAGCCGTCGATACACCATTTGAAAATTGCGGTCATTTCGGCTTTGAGCTTATGCGTAAGGTTCTTATCAACCTTATCCTCGGGAATCTGAACATTGAACGGTATCATATGTATTCTTCGCCATATGCCCGTGTCGGTGCCTCTGATAATCGGTTTATGGTTTGTCGCCATCCACAGCTTAAACTCGGGCTTGAACTCAAATTCCTCGCTGTACAGCTTTCTTGCCGTTACGGTATCGTCACCCGTAAGCTGTTTGAGAAGTCCCTCATTAATTCGCACGCCCTCGTTCGGCTCAACCGAGGTGACAAGCCTTGCACCTTTTAACCGTGCAATATCGCTGTTTATGGCACTGCTCTGAGAGTTTCTTACCATAATAGTTTCAGGCTGAATGTTTGCGGCATAGTCGCCGAATACATCACGGATAACATCAATGAATGTACTCTTGCCGTTTCGTCCCGTGCCGTAAAGGAAGAATGCGCATTGCTCGGCTGTTGAGCCTGTCAGGCTGTAACCGACCGCCTTTTGAATGTAGCGAATAAGCTCCTTATCGCCTGCAAAAATATCGTCAAGAAATGCAAGCCAACGGGGACACTCTGCCGTTTGAGAACAGTCAACCGAAGTAATCTTTGTGAAATAATATTCGGGATTATGCGCCCTCACTTCGCCGTTTTTAAGGTTGATTATTCCGCTTGGGGTGTTTAATGCCATACGGTATTTATCCATTTGTGCCGGAAGTACGGGGATATGGTGTTCAACCTCGTTGAGCATTGCTTTTTTGATTTGTTGGAACGGCTTACTTTCATATGCTTTTCAAATGCTTTTGACATATCTCCGCCGTTCTCCTCATCAGCTTGCAAGTACAGCCTTGCTTCGGCTTTCATAGCCTCAACGCTTTTATCCGCCATTCGCAAAACTACCCCGATATTGTCAACACACCACTTCATTGAATTGTAGTAATACCACTTTTTCTCAGTGTAACAATACCTTACATTATCGCCGAATAAATCAACGAACCTGTCGGCATTGCCCATATCGTCAAAGGTGTAGGCACGCATTTTTTCTTCGTCAACCGCTTGAACAGCCTTGCCCTCACCGATTGAAATTGAATAATCGTTATGCTGTTTTGGGTTATAGGTCTGTGTACAGCCCGACACAGCCTTTTGCAAGGTTATAATGCCGTAGGTTGTACCCGACTGTTTTCTGTCCCACTTGTCACGCATTAAGCCTGATTGTCTGAAAATCGAATCCATTTTGTCGGTATCGCAACCGCACCAGAACGCAAGCATATTGCAAAAAGCCATATCCGCCTCGCTCTGTGACGAGTAAGCCGAAAAATCACCGCTGTACAGAGCCTTGAAAAGGCTTCCGTTCTTAGCGCTGCAGGCGATTCTGACAATATCGTCAACGGTGTTCGGATTGACCTCAATGTTACGGAGCTTAGGCTGTGGCTCTGTTGCCTTGCCGAGATATTTTGAATGCAGCGGCTTTATGCTTTCGGTGCAATCGTTTATGTACGCATATGCAGAGCAGTAATCGCCTGTCACTACGAAGAATCTGCCGTTTTCGTACATTTCAAAACCGCCCGAATCATTCTTCGCCTTTCTTCTGCCCTCGGGAAGAGTTCCCTTGCAGATTATGTGAACACCTGTCTTACTCTGCGAAAATTCGGTGTAGCTCTGCAAAGTGTTCACAAACTCGCTGATTATGTTGTCAGCTCCGCCGTTTTGGTAGTCCTGAATGTCATTCGGCATATCGTCAAGGTCAACACCGAAAAACGGTGAATTTGAGAACATAAAGCCTATACCCGAATATTTGGCAGATTCTCTGACTGCTGTTTCAAAGTCCGACCAAGTGTCCGAGTTATTCGGCATTGCAAAGCCACCCGTTCTTGGATTTATCGGCTTCTTTGAAATTCCGCTGTGTGATTTCGGATCTGGATATGACTGCCAGCACACCCAGTTTTTGTAACCTTTCAATTCCTCGGGAACTGCAAAATATTTATTTTTATTTGGGTTTAAATTTGTAAAGCCCATTTTTTCACCTCCATATATAAGGAAAAACACGGTGAAAATTGCACTGCTTTATGCAATTCCCGAAGAATTTTTTTAAAATCAGAACGGCAAATCATCGTCAATCGGCATATCAACAAAGCCCTGATTTGCTGTCTGTGCAGGTGCATAACTCTGCTGTGGCTGTGCATAGGCTGTTGCCGTTGAACTCTGCGACTGCTTGAAGGTATGCTTTACTGTCGGAAACTTAGTCGGATTGAGCCAGCTGACTTCTTCTCTTTTTTCGCCATTCCATTCGCCGTGCTTAACGGTTACACGAACAGGCTTTTTCACAAGCTCAGCAAGGAACTGTTTAAGGCTGTCATAGTCCTTGCCGTCGGGAAGTCCTGCCGCCTTGCCGAGAGCCATAACCTGATTAAAGCCGTATCCGTTTACCTGCATATCGTTCTCTGTCGGTTCTCTGCGTTTCCACAAAGTATGGAATATATATCCGTTTTTGTACCCCTGCTCAACATCGTTTCGGATAATGAACGAAATGTTCAGGCAGGTTTTTTCCTCGCCTTTTGAATTTGTGTAGTCACGCTCCTCTGCCTTTGCTATAAGGCACTCATAATCGCCCTCGGGTTTGAGTGAGTTAGACTGTGCCGCCTCGCTCCAATTTGCTTTAAATCCCATAATTTTACTCCTTTGTTATTAACTCTATCGCCTCATCGGCACTTCTGCATATTCCTGCTACCGCACCGTTGAGTTTCATCATCTGTATGAATTTCTGCTGTTTTTCGGTAGGCCTGCCCTTGGGTGTTTTAACCTCGATAAAAACCGCCCTTCCGTCTGATTTTCTGACACCGAACAAATCCGAAAATCCGGGCGGAACTCCCGTGTTGAAATATCTACCGTCCTTTGTAAAGCCTGCACCTACATTTATACGGAAAATATCGCAGTACGGTGCAATTGCAATACGGATTTTGTTCTGAATTGCGTGTTCTTCTGTCAAGCTATCATACCTCTCTTTCGTGCCTGAAAATATGCCCAGCCTGTTTTGTAGCCGTGGCTTTTTGCGTATGCAAGCAAGTCCGCATAGCTGTGGCAATCGTCGGGTGTGCTGAAATCAAGCTTGAATCCCTCAACCTTAATGAGCTTTGCGGTGGTATCGGTTTCAACGGTCCTTTCGGCTGTCGGGAATACATAACCGCAATGCGGACACACGGCTTTCTGCCCTGCCGGCGGTGCTGAAAATGTAAAGAAACATTCGGGACATTGTCTGACCTTTTCCTCCTGCTCCTTTTCGATTTTTTTAACACTCAGCTTTTTGCGTTTTTCAAGCGTCCATTCTCGGTCGTCATCAGGCATTCCGTGCCTTGCATAGTTGCCCACATGGTCAATGATTACCGCCCTTTTGTTTGGCTTATAACGCATACACCGCATTGACTGCTGAATGTAAAGCGTAAGGCTGTGAGTAGGTCGGAGCAGAATTGTACATTCGCAGTCGGGCACATCAAAGCCCTCTGAAATCAAATCCACATTGCAGAGGATTGTAATTTTGCCGTTTCTGAAATCGGCTATAATCTGTTCTCTCTGTGCCTTTGGAGTAGCTCCGTCAATATGCTCGGCTGAAATTCCTGCGTCACGGAATGCCTTCGCTGTTGCAAGACTGTGCTTTACCGAAGAACAGTAACAGACGGCTTTCTTACCGTCTGCAAGCTGTTTGTAATATTTGATAACATCACCGAACACCGTGTTTTTAATCATTGCCTTTTCAATATCCGCTGTTACATATTCGCCCATTTGGGTGTGTAAACCCGTAAGGTCGGCAACACTCGGAGCATAGTAATCATACGGGGCAAGGCAGTTATGTTTGATGAGCCATTTTGTACTCACCCCGATTATGAGCTTATCGTTGACATCGCCTAATCCGTCACCGTTTAATCGGACAGGTGTTGCGGTGACGCCAACCCTCGGAACATCCGAAAAATGTTCGTAAATGCGTTTGTAGCTTTGTGCAAGGCTGTGATGATTTTCGTCTGTGATGATAAGTGCGGGTTTGGGCAGTTTCTTCAATCTTCGTGTAAAGGTCTGCACCATACCGATTTGGCACAAATCCATAAGCACACCCCAGCGGACAAAGGTTCTGAATATTTGGTCAACAAGCTCTCTCCTGTGAACAAGGAACAGCACCCGTTTCCCGTTCCAAGTTGTTCGTCTTGCAATTTCTGCGACAATGCAGGACTTTCCGCCACCGCATCCAAGGACAATGCAAGGGGCTTTGTAACCCTCTCGCCAAGCCTGTCTTACCTGTTCAACAAGGTCATTCTGATACGGTCGAAGTTGCATTGTCTGCACCCTCTCTCTGCTTTTCCTGTTTCTTCTGCTTTATCAGCCTTGCAACACACTGCATACAGAGTTGTCTGCCGTAATTTTTTGTTGTGCCGTCAATGATCTGTTTAACGGTGCGTTTGCCGTCCGAAAGTATCGGTGCTTTGCACTCATCACAATACTGTTCGGGTTGCATTGAATAGTATGTTCTCAATGCTTCATCAACAATTTTAAGGTCATTTGATATGTACATTGAATCAAACAAGCCTATCGGACTTTTACAGGTATCGTTACCGTCCGTTTGTGTTGCAAAAAGATACTTGCCGTCAACGACAACAGTTTTTAAAACCGTGGTAAACATTCCCTCGACCGAGATTTTTTCGTCAAGCAACTTGCCGATTGTTTTAGCTTTCTGTCTGCCGTTTTCGTCGGTTTCAATATGGCTGAGAAAATAAACAATCGTGTCATTCGGGAGAGTTTCGACCTCTTTTACAAGCTCCCAAAAATTTTTACCGATATCGGTAAACTTCTGAAAGCCTGTTTCCTTGGCTCTTCTCATATACTCGTTAGCCATGAGATACTGTGCGTCATCAACTGCAATTGACTTGCATTTCTGCTTTTTGATAAAGTCCTCAATATCAATGTA